CTTTAACCCCCTCCCCAAATCTACATTTAGTGCGGCCGTATTTTCCAGACGGAAGACGGCTTCAACCAGACGGACACTACGTCCTGCACCTGCGCCTTCCACTGCGGCAGGCGGCAAAGGCTCAATCATGTGTGTAAAAGGCAGACCAATTTGAACATGTGATGCTGGTTCGCTCAGACTTATCGCTCCGTTCAAAACTGTGCGTGCATCATGAACAACACCATTTGCCATGATATAGACTTCTTGTCCTTCCAAATGGTCAAGACCCGACCAAGTTGTTGTGGGGTTACCTGCCTCCCCCTCCAGCGCGCTATCCAACATGACGGTGTCATCAAATTGCTCAATAGTGTGATTGCCGTTTCGCTCTATAAGAAGATAAACTTCTTCACCAACAACCGACACCGATTTTACATGACCCAAAGTTTCGTGAAGCGTCCAAGCTGCAACTGCCTCTGCACGGTAAACGGTAAGTGTTGCGAACTGCCCGTCTTCGCGCACAATGAACAGTAATCTCCGCTTCTGGTCAAAATCTTGGTCAACCGGGTTTGTAATTATATGTCGTGATAAAAGAGCCAAATCCGTTGACTGATATGCCTGCTCAATATCCGTATAGAGAAACTCACGAATTTCCTGTTTATTCCTCGCCACAAACAAGGTCGCTCCATCTACGTCAATGGGTGGAATATAGCGGTCAATGACCGAACCGACACGTGTCTGACGATTCAACTGTACGGTTTCCGGTGTTAAGGGATTGCCTGTAACCATCCATTCCGCACCACTTGTAAAAACTTGCAGGTGACGGCCTGAGAATACTGCCCTTATGGCGTTAACCTGATCAGAAAGTATTGCAAATTCAATTGCCTCGTCATCAAGACCTTCCCCCAGATCAAAATTGAACAAGTCCCCCGATTTCGAAAACCATAGACGGTTTGGTAAATCTCTGGAACCACCAAGCACAAGTCTGTCCTGATGAAAAGCGACTGATGCCGGATATCCCCGCACTGGGCTGAATGCCTGCTCATCCCAGTCAATTGTCGCATCTGTATTTTCAAGGTCTTCAATCGTTATGACCGACACTACAGTTGCGGAATTAACGGAATCAATTTCTACATTTTTCCCGCCAATGCGCAGTCTTGTGCCGAGATGATCCGCCTCAAACACATCAGCACTGGAGGTCAGGGTAATAGATCCACTTGTTCCACTAGGTGTTAAGGTTACTTCGCTGTTAGCGAATTTATACATTGGCTGATAAATAATGCCCTCATCGGCAAAGAAACTCCATTCGGAAAGCCCCCAGCTGCCGCCCACTGTCCTGAATAACTTTTTTGGGGGCACATCTGGATGTACCATTAGCAAAGTGTCTGCACTTTGTGTCCAGACCAGCTCAGAAATTTGGTTTGTATTCCAAGGTGAACTGAGCGTTGCCACCTTCGTTCCCTGCAGGTAAATATCTATCTGCATATCTGTCAGCACGATTAAATACGTTTGCTGGGTGTTAAATTCAAATGAAACCAGACGTCCTTCACCGGGAACAGTATCTACATAATAAAGCCCTGCACGGCGTGTTACGCCTCCAGTTGGAAAGATAAAAAGATTGCGCAACGCCAAAGCACCATTTTCATAGGCTCGTAAATCGCCACGCCCCAGCAACTGGCGCGACACTTCCCCAGCGGTGAAGTTGGTTTTTATATCTGTGATTTTAACCATCGCTTTTCCTTGTAGTTTGTTTTAGTTCAATCGCGCGCATCAATCAGCGTAAAACGCTCAATACGCCCCGGTGTGTCCTGTTGTGCGTCAATCTGGCGAGCTCGGGCAAACTCAGTCTCTGCCATTTTGAACATTGCCTCGGCACGGGTTGTGCTTTCGGTCAGGGGGATTGTAAATTCGGCCGCCATACGCGAAATAAGTGCCGCATCGAAATAAGGTGGAAATTCCTCTTCCTCCGGACGAAAAAGATAAGTCAATATTACTTTCTCGGAATTGGTGTGGAGTGCGCCGCGCGCAATGCGGAAATTCAATCCCCGCCCCCTCCCGCCTGTCCCTGCAGATAGCGCCCGAAGAAAATCTGAGGGAAGTTCATAAGCATAGCTGTAATCAGCAACAGGGGAAGTTTCCAGTCTGTTCAGGGCAACCTGCCCAGTAGCAAAACTCCACCCATAGGCGGATAAAATCGCATCACGGGTCGGACCAAACAAGGCTCCGGCAATTTCGGACTCTGCCGTGCCATCAACAAATGAGGATATAGGTTGTGCGCCAATACGGATTAGAGCACGGCTGCACAAGGCAACATCATTAAGGGCCATGGGATAAGCCTTTCTTTTAAAAAATCTTAAGTTTTGGAAATAAAAAACTCCCCTGCCCTCGTTTTTTGGGCAGGGGAGTTCTGGCGATACTGACGGCTTGCACACATTTTAATCAGTCAAAAAGCGCGGCTTAATTCTATGCAGTGTATAAGGGGAGGATATTACTGCACTAGAATACCGCTTGTGAGGGGAAAGGACATACCCTTTGTCTGACGTCGTGCAAATATCAGCTATATTCCTTCATCAGGAATAGGCAGTGACGGTTACATCTACACCGTCATTTCCTGTCACAATGTAGAACACGCTAACAGGCGTGCCATCTGTATCGACATTCGAAATAATCAGATCATTAACGCGCAACATATCTTTTGCATCATTAAAGTAATCTGCCGTGGTTACCGAGGCGTCCTCGGTTGTGTAATGCCACATGGTAAAGTTATTGGCATATGCCAGGACGCTAAGGTCGCGTGGTTGGAAAGCCATAGTCTAACTCCTTTGTTTAGTTTGTTTAATCTGGTTTAGAAAATGGCCCTTTAAGCCGTTTCATCACAATCAATGACAACAACACCGTTCTCATCAATCAGGCTTGCGCCCTGGCTCATCATGTTGTTCACAAAATGCGCTGCACGGTCGCCATGCCATGAAATATCAGTCTGCACATCAGAACCTGATGCATGACCAACCGCTGTCTGGTGGAACCAGAAACAGGACCGAATACCAGCACCGTTATCAGGCAGTGCCGAGTGCGGGATCCATGTTGTACCAAGCCAGCGCTTTGCCTGTGTTCCACGCCACGGGAGTTCGTCCGCACCAATATAATCAGCAGATGAAAATTCATCGATTGCCAGGAGGTCGGACCACTGCTTCCAGCCTATTACAGCGAAGCGCTGACCGTCATCCGGTACATCTGCTTCACCCAAAAGCTCAAAGGCCTCTAGAATTTTGGCTTTTGTAAGTCCTGTTGTTTCATCATCAATAACATTTAACGATGCAGTATTAAGCGCACCGAGTATCAGTTCATCTGTTTTTCGGCCCAACGCGTAAGCCCCGGCATTAGCAATGACCTGACGCTCATCCATGTTAAGTTTTAACTCATCAAGGCGATCGATCCAGTCACCTGCATAATAATCTTGTAATACGCATTCTACTGAAGAATGTGCCAAGTTCATTACAGGCACCATACCATGCGTTGATTTTGTTGAAGCTGTTCCTTTGCCGACTTTTTGGAATACGGCTGTTGAGCCTTTGACGTCGTTAATTGAGCGAACGGTCGCTTTCAGTTTTGAGCCCATCCTTTGATAAGCTTCATGGACCTCTCGTTCAAATTGTTTGACGAAGGCCTCTGAAATCGTAGTAGACATATGAGTAACCTCATTTCTTAATTAAGGGTTTTTATGAAATGCGGGCGTGACAGTTGACCTACTCTCATATAAAAAGCGGGCTGTAACGGCAGCGGTTTTGAAAATTTTGAGAGGGCAACCTTTAAAAGAGGTTGTTATCCAGATAATAACACCAGTCAAATTGAAAGACGCAAATGTGGCGTTGATAAAACCAATATAGGATTAACTTCCTCTAGTTGTCAATTCTTTTTTTAAGTTTTTTTGCAAAAATTAATTTTTTTGTTGAAATCTTAACAAGAATCCGTAATATTTACGTAAATTACGGTAATGTGTGGTGTCTCTAACAATAGATATAAATGTAGGACACCTTCGATGATAAAATCATTTTTAAGAAATATGAGAACGAACGCTGCTATGAATACGCAAGCCCAACAGCTAGACAATAAACGCGCCTATCCTCGCAGGGATAATGATCGCTGTATTAGCGAAATAGATGGTAAAAGACATCCGGTAGAAGATTGGAGCTTTGGAGGTGTGCGTTTGATAGGCGATTTCAGAACTTATACAGTTGGCCAAAGCTTACCAGTGACAGTCAAATTTAAATTGCAAGATCAGATTATGCGCATTCATCATGCAGCAACTGTCGTACGTAGAAGTGGACAAAATATGGCTTTACAATTTGAGCCTTTGACACAAGATATGCGTACAAACTTCCAGAAAGTCGTTGATGATTTTAACGCACAGGAATTTGCAAGTTCCCAGGCATAACAGCTATTGACATCTAAATATTTTGTGCAGAAAAATTTAGATCGAGGATGTTAGTCTGATAAGGAAAAGGATGGGCGTTAACCCATCCTTTTTTTTAGTTTGATACTATTAGTTCCTATGACTTATAAATGTCTTCAAATCCCTTTGTAACTTTCGCAATAAATGATGGATCTTTTTCTTTCCAATATTTAGGATCCTTCATCATTGCGTATAAAGATTTTTCATCCTCAGCTCCATTAATATGCTGATCACTTTTTAACTTCAAAGAAGGTACTTCATTTTTCATCATACGATATAGTGCCATTATACCCTCATAAGAACTTGCCAATCCGGCCAATACATCATCGGGTAAGTTTTTGCGACCGTAACTAAGCATTTGCCTTGAAATTTCCTGCCATTTTTCCTGACTGCCAAATTTATCCACCAACTTCTCCACCTCACGGTCTGCCTGAAATTCTGCAGCCATATCGGCAATTAGTGGAATCATTTTTTCAGCAGCCGCATCATAAACTGTCTGAACCTGCGCTTGTGTAAAACCCATCTCAAAAAATTTCTGGTTAAGTTGCGGATCAACTGTGAAGAATTCATGGGGTATTTCTATGTCATAATCCTCTGCACAATCAGGACACCCAAGCATCCTTGCCATACGCGCTTTTTCTTCTTCGGTTTCAGGAGGCTTGGCTGTTTGTGAAAGTTTCCTTTCCAACTCCAAATAAGATTTGACCAAAGCTTCAATCCTTATCTCGCCTGTTTCGCTATCAATAAATTTTGAGGGTAAGGTCTGTTGTTTTTGCTTAACCGGATCATTATTTTTATCGTTTTCTAATAAATTATCACTCATTATCTTCTCCTTAAGTTTAGTGATTAAATTGTATTCTTTGTTCCGCGACTAGTAAGCCTATGGATAGTCGCTACAATGGCTCTTTGCCCTTCTTGATACCTCAGAAGTTCGTGCGAACTTTCTGCAGCTAACACGCGTGTAAATGTTATATTATCGAGATAGGCTAAAACTGTTTTACCATCCTCACTTGAGAAAAGGCGTGCGAATGCTTTCTCCGCTTTATCTGGATCCAAATTACTCAAGTGATTGATCTCTAAAGGCGAAGAATTTTTCTTTTTAAAAAAATCAAACACGAGCATCCTCACTTCTTTTTTCTAAGTTGTTTACTGGCAAAGCCGGAACACTGTTTACGAGATCACTAGGAACACCCAGTGCCTCAGCTAGAAAACTTGCCGCCTGAGGCAGGTTGATGGTTTGTGCAGCTTCTGGCCCCATTGCAATAACCGAATTTATCCAAGACAGTGTGTTTTGAACGTGTTTCTGCCCCTGGGTCCGGGCAAGAGGCGAGCGATAGTCGATTTCAACCATACGTCCGTCTATATTAATGTCCGGCACTTCGCCTCGTCGACGAAGTATTTCATATGCCCGGACAATTAACGGTGTAAGAAGTTCAGATTGAAGTCGGCCGTAAGATGCGCCAAGCAATAGAGACATCTCAGATGAACGCTCAAGAACTTCTGTTGCTGTCATTGATCGTGCTTCGATTTGAGGTAATCTGTCGACAAGCAAGGCATGCCGTATTCGTGCCCTTAAATCTTCTAATACGAGCTGTGATACATCAAAACGACCAGGCATATCCAGTGGGGTTAATCCTCTTGAACCAACGGCCTTGGGAATAATCGCCCCTGGAATAAGTTCTATATTAGCCGGATTAAGAACCCCGTCATCATCTGCCTGCCAGATCCCTGATATTGCAATTGAGGCATTTTTCAATATCAACTCAACGACTTTATTAGCTGTCTTAATATCAGGTAATACTTTCATCACCGGGGAACGCCCGTAAATCTCTCCGGGAGATTTCATCCAGCGAAAATTAATAAAGGGGTTATGTTCCAGACGGACATTTGCCAACTCTACTGCGTTATCCGCAACGCACGCACTGTACACATAGCCTTCATCTTCGGAAATGACACATTCTCGTACATAGTAAATTTCATTATTATTTTCACGCAACATTTGTTCAGGCAATTCAGCATAGGGATACCTGTCTCTGATTTGTACTGCCGTCATTTCAAGCTTTCGGTATGTATTTTCCAAACGACCATTGGTGCTTTCACCCATTGCTACGGACATAAGGGGAACTGATGTGAAATTAAAGGCCGACAGGGCACCTGGATCAGATTCTTCAAATAAAAGACTGGCCGTACCGCCCACTGTCAAATCCAGAAAACACTGGTGCAATTCGACCGAGAAATTACTGCGATCAAAATGTGATTGGACTGTCTTCGCGGCCTTTTCAAGTACGGAAGCCAATGGCTGCCTGTCAGACTCATCAACATCAGGCCCTGGCTTTAAACCAAACCATTGGGACCAGGGTGGTGTCAGGTGACCTAACAAAGAGGCTGCAAGTTGTTCGATTGCATCAGAGGCAGTTGCATCATAGAGTTCAGACCCTTTCCGCCCCCAATTTTTTCCACTAAAACCTGTGTTTTGATGTTGTGGCAAAGCATAGTTGTAACAATCCTGCCATAATTTTTTCCACTGGTCCTTAGCAGACATTGCACGTTTATATTTAAATTCATTTAATGTGGTTTCGGGCATTTTTTATTCTCCCAAAAGCGTTTTTCGTGAATTTGACGTATCTGTTTTTTCGGATAAAACACCTCTTAACCCTGTTAACACAGTTCCGAAACGGCCTCTTTGTCGCCTTAGTAAATTCTCGGTTCTTTGTTTTGAAGAACTTTCAGTATTGTCTTGAGCTTCATTATCAACGGGTCTTTCCTGATATACCGGCACTTCTCTTATGATTGTGCGGGTAGAGT